TAGAAACGCAAGGTAGGTACATTACAATGCCACCCAAATACGAAAAGAAGACCCTTCACCAACACTGTCTGGATAGGAGTGATGCGTACATTGGCTCGTGTCTTCCAGAAGACAGGGATGTGTGGGTGCCTGATAACAACAAGTTTGTCAAGCGTACCGTGCGTGTCTCCCCCGCACTGACCAAGGTTTTCGACGAAATCTTGGTGAATGCTCTGGATCAGAGTTCTCTGAATCCGTCCGTTACAAAGATCTCCATCGACGTGGATGAATCGGGTAGAATCACCATCGCCAACAACGGCGTCTCCATCCCAGTGGTGATCCACGAACAGACACAGGTCTGGACGCCCGAACTGATCTTCGGTCACCTGCTGACTTCATCCAACTATGATGACTCCGAGGAGAGGACCACTGGTGGGCGTAACGGCTATGGTGCCAAGTTGACCAACATCTACTCCAAGGAGTTCGAGATCAAGGTGGATGACCCAGATACCAAAAAGTCCTATCACCAAGTCTGGATGGACAATATGCGCGTCTGTGCCGAACCCAAAATCAAATCCTTCGCCGGCAAGACAGCCAAGGTGCAGGTCAGTTGGGTGCCGGACTGGGAACGCTTCGGACTGAAGGGGATCACCAAGGACGTCAGGGACATGTTCATGAAGAGAGCCCTGGATGCCGCTGCGTGGGTGCCAGCCAAGTGCAAGGTTCACTACAACGGTGAAGTCTTGGCGATCAAGCATCTTCAGGATTACACTTCACGCTTCACTGACCAACCCTTGGCACAACTCAAGCAGGACAGGTGGGAGGTACTGGTATGCTCATCAGCTGGTGCGGGCTTCAAGCAAATCTCATTCGTCAACGGCATCTGCACCGAGAAGGGTGGAACCCATGTCGACCACGTGGTCAATCAGATTACTTCAGACCTAGCCAAAAAGACCAAACTGAGACCTTCACAGATCAAGCAGTGCATGTTGGTGGTGGTCAAGGCGGTTCTGGTCAACCCTTCATTCTCCAGTCAGTCCAAGCACGAGTGCATGTCCCGCGTTCAGGACTTTGGATCCAAGTTTGAACCCACGCCTGCCTTTTTGAAGCAGGTCAAGGGCGTTCTGGAACAGGAACTTTTGGCACAGACCAAGGCTTCCGAGGTTCGCGACCTCAAAAAGACCGACGGCGCCAAGAAGAGCAGGATTTCAGGCATTCCCAAGTTGGACGACGCCAATTGGGCAGGGACAACCAAGTCCAAGATGTGTACGCTGATCATCACCGAGGGGGATTCCGCCAAGGCTCTGGCTATCAGTGGATTGTCTGTGGTCGGCAGGGATCAGTATGGTGTCTTTCCACTCAAGGGTAAGCCAAGGAACGTTCGGGACTTGGGGTCGAAGGCACTGACTGCCAATCAGGAGTTTTCGGATTTGAAGAAGATTCTGGGTCTTCAGCAAGGCAAAAAGTATTCCGACTTGAGTGACCTTCGCTACGGGAGACTGATGATCATGACCGATGCCGACGTGGATGGTTCACACATCAAGGGGTTGGTCTTGAACATGTTCGACTGCTACTGGCCCGAGTTGATCACCATGGGCTTCGTGGTCAGCATGATCACTCCTGTGATCCGAGTGAAAGGAGGACGGATCAATGAATCCTTCTACTCGGAAAGGGACTTTGTGAACTGGCTCGAGCAGACCCATCAAGGAAGAGTGCCACGCGGAGTCACCATCAAGTACTACAAGGGTCTGGGTACTTCAACCTCTGCTGAAGCCAAGGAGTATTTCATGGATCTTGGACGACTGACCGTTGGGTTTGTGGCTGACCAGGAGAGTCAGAAGTCAGTGGGTCTGGCATTCGACAAGTCGTTGGCGGACGATCGGAAGCGCTGGCTCGCAGAACCGTTTCGCGGCGATCCCCTTCCATACGGCAAGGTGACCTCTGTGACCGTTTCGGATTTCATTCACAAGGATCTGATTCAGTTCAGTCACGCGGATATTCGCAGATCCATTCCAGATGTTCGTGACGGTCTGAAGCCTTCACAACGCAAGGTGATCTACGGGTGCATCAAGCGCAATCTGACATCCGAGGTCAAGGTGGCTCAGTTGTCTGGCTACATTTCCGAGCACACAGCCTATCACCATGGCGAGATGAGTCTTCAAGGAACCATTGTGGGGTTGGCACAGGACTTCGTGGGGTCGAACAACATGAACCTGCTAGAACCATGTGGTCAGTTCGGAACTCGTTTGGCTGGAGGTTCGGATCACGCAAGCGCCAGGTACATCTTCACACGTCTGTCCAGTCACGCCAAGGTCTTTGATGAGAGGGACAATGCCTGTCTGACCTACCTCAAGGATGACGGAAAGCCCATTGAACCCGAATACTACCTACCCACACTTCCCATGATTCTGGTGAACGGCGCAGAGGGCATCGGAACGGGCTTCAGTTGCAAGGTGCCTCCACACAACCCCATGGACGTCAAGGAAAATCTGAAACGGTTCATTCGTGGCGAGTCACTGAAGCCGATGAAGCCCTGGTTCCGTGGATTCAAGGGAACCGTTACGGCATCGGACGAAGGCATCTGGACGCTTAAGGGTGTGTGGAAGGCAAGTGGGGACAAGGTCGAGGTCACCGAACTCCCACCGGGTACGTGGACCCAGACCTATAAGGAGTTTCTTGAAGGGCTTGTTGAGAAGAACGTCATCAAGAACTACAGCAATCACAGCACAGAGGAGGATGTCCGTTTCGTGATCACCGGCTATAAGGGTTCTGCACCAGAAAAGGATCTCAAGTTGACTTCGACGATCCGAAGCACCAACATGTATCTGCACGGACCCAATGGCATCGAAAAGTTTGACACGCCCTTGGACATCCTAAGGACTTACGCGACCGAGCGGATGGCACTCTACGACAAGCGCAAGAAGTATCTGGTGACAACCTTGGCGAAGCGCTCCGGGATGGCGATGGACCGTGCCAACTTTGTCAAGGGCATCCTCGATGGATCCCTCAGGGTCATGGGACTGAAGAAGGCAGACGCCGAGGAGAACATGCTCAAAAAGTTCAAAAAGGTCGACGGAAGTTTCGAGCATCTCTGGGGACTGAAGACTTCGCGCTACACCCAGGAGGCGGTGCAGGAACTCATGCAAGAAGCCAGAACCCTATTGGACGAACTGAAGCGAATCCAAGGGATGACCACCAAGGACATGTGGCTCGAGGACCTAAACCACTGAGGCAACCGAGGCTCTGGTAGGTCTTGCGCTCTGTTCTGCTTGGGGTAGACTTCTCCACCTATTGGTGGCTTTGTTCAGCAGGTTGGTCCACCGGGTTGTGTGTTCCTGAACACTTTCATCATTCACTCTTTCGGAACTTGAATAAATCTTAAATTTTCCATTTGCCATTTCGGGTCTTGCCAACTTATTCTCAGGGTCTTCTTCGTCCATCATTTTCTTGTATTCTTTGATGATGTCGCTCGGAACTTCGGGTGCATGGTCGATAATTTTGTCATAGTCTTCGCGGACCTTGTGGCAGTATTCCACGGCATTCATTCGGTCTTCGGGTTCCAGGGAGAGTTCCAGGGAGATGTCACGTGCCAGGCGACTGAACATCTTGGACGTCTGCATGTTGGATTCATACTGCTCGCCACACCTCAGGAACTTGTGGACACTGGCAATTCCCGCGGCCGACAAGTTCAAAAAACTGAATACGTACAAGAGTACTTGTGAGTTTTCTTGTTCAGAGGAAGCCACCAGAGTCCCCAGACCAGCCAGGGTGGTCAAGGCGATGTTGATAATAGAAAAGTTTGTATGAGAAACGCTGTGGCGTACCGCGCATCTGTGATGGATCCACCGGTACCCCAGAGCCTTTTCACCCCAAGACTTGATGAGTTTCTCCTGTTTCGGGTGCCAGCTCATGGCATTCTCGATGCGTTTTTGTTTGTCCACCAGGAACTTGGCTTCCAGGTGTTCTATGTGACCTTCTTCTTCTGCGTCTGACGCCATCTACTTAAACATTACATTTTAATAAATAGAAATGAAGTTCTCTACCAAGATTGTTACTTTGGAAGACGGGGTCAAGGAGGTTGCTGTTCGTGCGGATGATGGAAAACCTTTGTTGGTTACACTCAAGGGAGCCCAGGTGGTTTCGGTCGACGATGAACTTCTTATCAAGATTGATGATGAGGCCGTGGCACAGTGCGAGGATTATGTTCTTGCAAAGGCTAAGGAGTCTAAGGTGGCTTGGTTCGGTAAGGAGATCGCAGACTCTCGACTTGAAAGCGCATTTACTTCTTCTTTTTCTCTTGACGAGAATATCTTGAGCGTGCACAAGGCGGAAACGGTCAGGGTGTATGATGCCAAGCGGGCGTTGCTTGAGGATAAGGAACTTGCCAAGGATGACGTGGTCGACGTGGTGGTCCAGCTTCGGTCGGTGCAGTTTCTCCAGAAAAGTTTCGAGACCGAGTGGGTGCTTCATCAGGCCAAGTTTAAGGCTGAGCCCAAGCCGAAGAAGGCGGTTGTGGATTTTTCGGATTGTCTTTTTGATGAAGAGCCAGAGTCAGAGGAAGAGGAGGAATTTTTTTAGTAAGTAACATTAAACGATATGAAGGTTAAGATGATGAAGACCGAGACCATGTTGCTTTTGGCTCTGCTCGTTGCCGTGGGTTATTTTATGTGGGCGAACAACGGCGCTATCCGCCGTGCCCTCGGAATGGCTCCCAAGGAGGGGATGATGTTCAGGTCCTACTACGAGGGTGCCAATGTGGTGGACTCTATGCCTGCCCCGGTGAACGGTGGTTCTCTGTCCGTGCCCGCCGCGGCTGCCAACGGGATGGGGGTTGCCTCCAGCCTGCTCCCCCGCGACGTGGCGGCTCAGGAGGACTTCGGTGACTTTGCTCCCGATGACATCCTCAAGGGTCAGAACTACCTGAACCCCCGTGCCCTCATTGGTTACCCCGAGACCGTCGGCGGTGCTCTCCGGAATGCCAACCAGCAGATCCGGTCGGAGCCCCCGAACCCGCGCGAGGCCGTCACGATCTTCAACACGTCCACGATCGTCCCGGATCAGATGCGCCCCGCTTTCGAGATTGGTCAGGGTACCGCTTAGATTGATCTAGTTTAATACATTTTTAGAGACATTCAGGGAAACAACTCTGACTGTTTTTGAATTAAAGAAATTGCACCACTGGTTAACAAAACCATGTCCGACGGAATGCCGATTAGCGATCAGTTCAAGGAGGCGATTGCCGAACTCGAGGGGATCAAGACTCAATTAACGGAGGCACAAAAGGCAATCAAGGTGCTCAAGGAACGCGAGACCAGTTTGAAGACCTTCATCGGTGGATACATGAAGGCTCAGAAGATTGATGACGTCCAGACGCGTGGCGGCACCAAGGTCACCCAGAAGACGTCGGTTAAGAAGCCCGCAATCACTAAGAAAATCCTAATGGATGAACTACCAAATTATATTGAGGGAGGTCAGGAACGCCTCAACCAGATCATCAAGGAGATTGAGGACAAGTTAGAGCCCAAGGAGACATCAAGCCTTCAACTCAAGTTAAAGAAATAATTCAAGACATTTATAGAAACAAAAGATGGTGGGATCTAATCTTCTTGACTACACTCCAATTGCTTCCGAGCCTCAGGTGATTGAGGATTATGACAATGAGGAAGAGGAAGGATTTGTGGATCCAAATGAATACGAATATGAAGATTGGATAGCCTACTACAGTGATGAATTGTGGAATAACTGGGAGTTATACAGAGAACGGTGTTATGATAACATGGTGCCTGCGGCGCTTACGTTTTCCGAGTTTTGTAAAAATGAATACTATTGTTAGATTAAATGTTGGCAATCAATAGATATGGTACGACTGCCAGACGTGACAAGTACAAAGGTCATTGTTCCAACCGTCCTCTTCGCCTTCCTGTCACCCGCCGTCACGGGTATGGATGGGCTTGTGGATCGACTGGGAATGACCTCTGTGTTCGGTATCCTGTATATAATCATTCTTCGTGGAGTGATGAAGTTCGTGGTTCGGCCAAGCGAGGTCTATCTCGCATCCGGGATGTACTTTCTTCTGAGCGGGATGACAACAGATCAGACAATGATCGTAAGGAACACCTTTCTTTACTGGATCTTATTCGCGGTTATTCGCTCACAAAGTCCTCTCGAGTTCTAAAAAGGATGAAGTATCTCGTCGTGGGTCCAGGTGCCATGGGATTCTATGCAATCCTGGGTGCAGTTTATGCACTTTACAATTACGATAAAACCAAAGATCTCGAAGCCGTTGCTGGATCATCTGCTGGATCCATCGTGGCATTTGGATGTTTGGTTGCCAAGTGGGACATCATCAGACTTTTTAGAATCATCCGAGATGCTGCTGATGTTAATTCGCTTATGCGACTGAACTTAAAGTCTCTTCTGAACAATTACGGGTTGGTGCCAGCAACCAGGTGGAAAGAGGTGTTCACAAAGATCTGTATGGAGTTGTCCGGAAAGGAAGATTTCACATTTCAGGAACTCAAGGATTGGTGCGGGCTGGACTTTTACGTATCGGCATACAACATCACGTTGCAAAGGAGTTGTTACTTTTCACATCACACCCATCCTGACATGTCGGTCTCCCACGCGGTCTGCATGAGCATCAGTATACCATTTTTGTTCGAGTCCGTGGTCTATCAGGGACATCGCTACGTGGATCTGGCAGCATTCGAAACGTGCCCACTGACGCCCTTCATGGGAAAGGACATGGAAGAACTTGTTTCAATTGAACTAGATCCTGAACCCTCGATGGAGAAGCCACCCCACATAGGGTCGTTTGTCGATTTCATACAACACTTTATCACTTCGATTATGAGAAATAGAGTGGTCTATGAAAAGCCTACGATCTACATCAAGATGAAAGAAGGCGAGGCATTTAATTTTTCTATGGACGATGACAAGAAAACGGAACTCTTCTATCATGGCTATATGACAGGAAAGCAATTTCTCAAGATAGAGCACGAAGAATATCCCTTAGAACCAGAGCGGCAACGCCCGCCATGAACAGGACCACCATGTAACCCAACTCCGAATCCATCACACCCTCAACTTCGTAGAACTCCACCCTGTCAGTGGGAAAAATTCTATCAGCAGCCTTCTCGGGAGCCGGCGGTGCTTTGACCGTTTCCCGAGGAAGCCCTCCGTAGGCATCCTCAATGGAACAATAGCCTACCATTATTTAGTATCAACTAGGAAATTATTTACAATTCAAGTGTCGTCTTTCCCTTCTTGCCACGTTTCTTCTTGGGGACAGAAACTTCTACGTCCTTGACAGACTCGCCATTCACGCTTACGATGTCTGAGATGTCGTCCTCAATGTTGCCGTCGCTTGACGGTCCCGCCGGAGCGCGAATCTCCTCCACGTCACGGGTCGTTGTGGACTGAGGATTCATGAAATTGGACATCAGCGACGAGAGATCCATGCTCGGTCCCTGAACCTCCCTCCGGGCGATGGGCGGCGGCGGACGAGGATCCACGTTCCTCGCTTGAGCAGTCTTGGCTGTGTTTGCCACGGCAGACATCATGTTCTTGATGAGATCGGGATTCTGTTTGATCACATCATTCATCTGGGGCATCGCAGACTTGAACATCGAGTGGGTCAGGTGGAACATCGTCGCCGATCCACCGAGCATCATCATCAACTTCAACTCGGGTGCCATCTTCGCCTTGCCGCGGTATTTGATGTAAAGTTCCTCAAAGACGTCATCGTAATCATCAACCCCGTCCATCACCGACTCAGACCACCCGTCCAAGTGGATATCCAGTGGGTTGTAGCGCTTGTTCAAAAACTCAATACCGGTCACACAGGCGATGAGCATCCTTCGCTGCATCTTGACGGACTGATCCACCTCGATCGAGTAGGACATCCGCTTGACCTCGCCACGGATGTCATGGATAGACGAGTGCATGTTCAGTCGCTCAATAGAACGAATACCCTTCTTCTCCAGACGGGTGATCTTATTCAAAAGGTCAGCCTTCTCGTCGTCGATGGACTTGTACCCAGGAGAAGGCGCATCCTCGTCGTAGCCTCCCTCGAGACCAACGCCACCTCCATAGTCGTCGCCGAAACCCTCGCCATGATCTTCCGGCTCTTCCTGTGGCGGCGGAGGACGTGCCGAAGGCGTCTGCTTCCCGTGATTGGCGAATGCCATGAATGAAGAAACGGGTGCCTCAACAGGGCGGTCATTCATGCTCGGGTTGTTCGTTCGCTTGCGCTTCGTGGCATCCAGGACGACACCATTGAAAAGATCCTGCTCATCATTGTCCAGGTCGACCATGATCTCGCTATTATTATCAAGTTCAATCTCGAAATCCTCCATGTCTTCTGGTGTCAGTCTATAAACTTATCATCAAGTCTTTAACGCAGAAAAAAATCAAATGTTCTAGTAAAGAAGTATGATCAGTAGTCAGTTTGCCCTCGTGCTCGTGATTGCCATCGTGGTGCTCATGTATGTCAAGTGCTTCATGGGTATGAAGAAGAGTGGGTACAGGTTGTCCCCGGAGCCGGTGGAGGTCGAGCCCATGATCAGCGGCGATGCCATCACCAAGCTTCCTTACAAGCTGGACTGTGTGCCCGGCCCAGGCAAGGATGCCGCCTACTACACCAAGGACCTCACCCCGGGTGGATACTGCGGTGATCAGGCGCTTGTCCGTGAATCCATGTCCTACAAGATCCTCGGTGGTGTCGGGGGATCTCTCCTTGAGAAGTAAATTAAAGAGAAGAAAACAAAGGTAAGTACGAAAAACAATGTCTACCGAGGATGTGATGAAGGAGCTTACTGAGATGCGCAAGGAGATCAAGAGTCTCACCAAGTTGGTTCGCAAGATCGCCAAGGTTCAGGATGATCCTGATGGGTCCAAGGCCAAGGAGCGTGCCGCCAACACCGGGTTCAACAAGCCCAGCAAGGTCACCAAGGACCTGACCGACTTCATGGGTCTCGCTGAGGGCACTGAGGTGTCCCGCACGGACGTGACCCGTTTCGTTAAGCAGTATGTCAAGGACAAGGGTCTGTCTCACCCAGAGGATGGACGAAAGATTATTCAGGATGAGCCGCTGAAGAAGCTCCTGCAAACACCTCAGGGAGAGACCCTCTCTTATATGACCTTGCAGAAGCACATCT